CATCAAGAGGTGGTTTAACAAACAACGAAGAAATAGCAGGGCCTGGAAGTGCATCATTAGCCGCTGGAGCAGATTGGGCAAGTGGTGTATTAAGTTTACAAGGCACTAACTATACTATTTCGTTTGATACAGGTTCAGCAAACTATATCGAAAAAGTATTCTCTACTAACGCACAAGATACTAATAAAAACGCATATGTTTATAGTTCTTTTAAATCATTACATTCAAACAATGGATTTGATGCAAATGTTAGTATGAGTATTGCAAGTAGTTCTTACTCAGTTTCAAGTGGTGGAGATGACTTCACAACTGATTACAAAGTGGCAACTACACCTTTCATTCAATCACAAACCACAGGTGGAAGTAAATTTAACTTATTTAAAGTTAATACTCGTTCACATGGTGGTAACATGAATGCTAAATTTAAACTCGGAATACAAGATGTTAAGACACCATCACAAGTTCCAGGAAGTGACTATGGTTCATTTACTTTAACCGTTCAAGTCAATAATCCAGGTGAAAATAATGATGGAACAATCTTAGAAAGTTTCCAAAACTTGAATTTAGATGAAGATTCAGTAAACTACTTACCAAGAGCAATCGGTGACAGATATGTTACTATTGACTCAAATGGTAAATTAACTTATAATGGTGACTATCCAAACAAATCAAAATACATCTACATATCAGACTACACTACTCTTGAGGGTATTGCAAAAGATATTGTTCCTTATGGTTTCGGTAAAGTTTCAACTACCGTAGCTGGAACAACTGCAGTTCCGACTGCTTCTTTTGTTACTTCACAGGTAAATTCAAGAAGTGAATTTGATTCAAATGTTTTTTATGGATTTGATTTTGCAAATGAAGATAGTAAACAATATTTAAAACCACTACCAGGTTCTACAGGAGCAGGTAGTAATGTAACAATGAGTTTAGAGAATGTTAATGGACATGCCGATGCATCAACATTGGGTTCAACTTATTCAGATGATACTGAGAAAGTAACATTAGCACTTTCACACTTTAAACAAAGAAAATTTGTTGTTCCATTCCAAGGTGGTTTTGATGGTGATAATCCAGCAACTGAAAAGAAAACTGGAACTAACATTTCGACAACTAATCAACAAGGATTTGATTGTTCAACATCAACTGCAAGTGGTTCTGTTGCATACAAGAGAGCTATCAATGCAGTAAGTAATCCTGATGAGTTTGACATTAATATGTTAGTAACACCTGGTATTATACACGAATACCATAACTCAGTAAGTAATCATGCAATTGATAAAGTTGAAGATAGAGCCGATGCATTTTATGTAATGGATGGTTCAAGATGGGGTCGTTCTGTAGATAACGCTATCACAGATATCCAAACTCTTGATACAAACTATGCAGCAACTTATTATCCATGGGTGAAAGTTCTTGATGAAGTTAAAAACAAACCAACATGGGTTCCACCATCAGTTGTGATTCCTGGTGTTATCGCTAACACAGACAGAGTTGCACATGAATGGTTCGCACCAGCAGGTTTAAATCGTGGTGGATTAACACAAGTGTTAGAAGCAAAAACAAGATTGACACATAGTG